GTCTTGTGTCTTCAGCCATTCGATAAACTGGTGGGCGTATTTATTTTTTGATCTTTCCTTAAGAGAAGACTTTATGATGTTCGCGGTAAGACTTTCTATGTCTTTGATGCCAAGGCCATAGTAAACACTTTGAAGAAAGTCTTTGATGCCCTTCAGCTTTACTTCTTTGTTTTTTAAGCTTAAGTATTGAAGGTGGACTCCAGCTTCTGCAATCTGCAGCATTGCCATGAAAAAAGGCTCCGAATCCTGGCCAGCCATAACGGTGCCAAGGTGGAGCCTTGCTTGTTCAATCAGTAGTGCCCCGTAGTGGGGATCATTCCTATCCAGCATTGCTAGGGGTCTTACAGACAGTCACCTTTGATGATGCCACAGCGGGCATGGAAACCCAGGAACCACATCACCTCAATCAAGACTCCATCTTCTTAGCGCATCTGGCCAATTTGCCCCAGAGCAAATCGGAAATTACCGCACGGCCCGAGCAGTAATCCTGTCAGCACTTGGGAGAAGGCGACATCGGCTGCTATGTATGCCTATGTCATGCCCCTATCTACTAGAAAGGTAGGTCTTCCTCTTCTACTGGAGCCGCAGGCTTGGGCCTAGCTGCTGGTCTGCTAGTTCCGCCACCACTAGGGGCGCCACCGCCCTCTTTCCTAGAATCAAGAAGCGTAAAGTTCTGGCAGTTGAGAGCCATTCGGCTTTTTTCTACACCATCCTTCGTCCAGGTTTCTTGCTGAAGCTCACCGCTAACGATGATTTTCGAGCCTTTCTTAACATAGTCAAGAATGACTTGAGCTGGCTTGTTCCAAACCTTGACCGCAAGCCAAAGCGTATCGCCTTCTTTGCGGCCTTCAACAGCAATGCTGAAATTGACGACCATTTTGCCGTCTTCAAAATGACGAGCCTCGGGGTCTCTCCCGACGTTCCCGCTAAAAGTGCAATTGTTAAAAGATGCCATTGATTTTGGCGGCTAGAAAGAAAAGCTTCTGAATGGTAGATCAGAAGATGTCTCCATTATCGTCCCCAAAGTCAGGAATGTCAAGTCTTTCTTCCAAAACAGTAGATGGAAGGCTTGGGCGAAAGCGGGCTTCACCAGCCATTTTAGGTGGCAACGAGTAACAAGCATCCTTGAGGTAGATCTGACAGTATTTCCCCCCGCCATCTGACTTTATCTTCTCTTTAATCGAAGTAACGCAGCCTGACATTGTAATGTAGTCTCCATTGTTAATGTATTCTTCAATTGGTCCGATTTTTCTACCGTAAAACCTTGAGGTAGCGTAGTGAACTTCTTTGCCAGCAGTGGCAACCCTTAGGGTGATCTCTGTGTACCTACCATACTTGCCGTCTTTAACAACTGGCTGATCCGTAACGTAACCATCAACACTTGCTGACATCATCAGATTGCTCGCTGTTCTCCCGATTGTACCATTGGCCTAGGGAAAACTGAGTTTTCAAGCTCTTTGTAGACACCGAACCGTTCGATGAACTCGTCGGCCACCTCCCTAATGTCTTCAATTGACATTAAGTGCAGAAATGGCTCGCACCAGTCGTAACAGATGCAGATTGCAGCCTGCTCGACGGGAGGGAAGTCACCACCGGGGGCAAGCTCAATGTTGTGGCCCAACGCATAAGAAGAAAGCTGCACCTTTGCCTCTGAGTAACGACTAATTGGACGAGGCTTTTTCTGAACACCTTTCTCAAGATGAGATCTTGCACTTTTCCAGTCAAAGATCGTGTACTTCCCCTCAAACCAGCACCGATTATCTGGAGTGCCAGCAAATCCATGGCGGCAGTAAATAGGCTGCTCAATCATTAGGCTACTTTGCTCAAGGCCAGGCCATAAAGAATCTGGCCCATTCTGTGCCTTCACCTCCTCAAGCAGTGGTATCAAATAATTAACGTATCCAGGTATGTTGTAAGACATTAGCTCTTCTACTGAAGGGGCTTCATCAGAGTGAACATACTGATCGCCAAGTAAAAACATTTCCACTTCAGCATGAACAAGCGTTCCACGCCTTTGCCCCCTCGAAAGAATCTCTTGAGCATCCGGCTCATTGCTCTGCCACCAAGTCAAGCCTTTATGCTTATCTGGATGAAAAAGCGGCATCGTTTCGCCAAGGATTGTTGAAATCCTGGCGTACTCAAGGCCATCTTTTTCGTAGAAACGGTGTTCGCCTGGCATTAGGTTAATTCAGAAAGAAAATTCTTCAACTTCAACCTTTGACCAGTCAACACTAACTGCTTCGTGGAGGCTGCCTTCAACAATTAAAGCAACGATTCCGCGCAAATTCATGCCTAGCAGCGAAGAAAGCAGCTCCTGGGTCAGTCTTTCGGCTTGGGCTTCGCGATCATCACACGCTTCCGGGTCGCTGCTGGCTACCGCCTCGATCTTGGGTGCTGGCGCAGGAGATTGGACCGTTTCGGTTGGGATGGCCTGCTGGATCTCCGCTAGCTGCCGCTTCAGCTCCAGGGCCTCGGCAGCCTCTCGCTTGGCCTTCTCAGCCCTGAGGGCCTCTAGCTCAGCTCGCTCGGCCTCTTGGACCAGCAGGGAGTCCCATAGCTCCTTAAGGCGTGCCCCAGCTTCCGTCTGGCGGTTCAGGCCAGCAGACTGAAACTCCTCCAGCGAGGTCACGTCGATTGCGGTCAGCTCAACCAATCGAGCATGTGCCTCGGCTGAACTGGTGACACCTTCGGCCAGGCTGGAGATGCGATCCAGCACCGCCCGGTGAACCTCGACCCTGGCCCGTTCTTCGGCTTCAATCGCCTCGATCGCCTTCTCGTGGGGCTCGATAAGCCCTAAGACAGCACCCTCCAAGGTGCGAGCCGTTTCATCTACAGCCTTGCCGCGCTGAAGGTGGATGGCCTTGGCGTCTTTGCGAGCGCGTTCAATCCGCCCTTTCAGTTTGCGTAAGTGCGCCATCCAGGAGCGGGCCAGCTTATTGCCGACCGCATCGCGATAGTCGAACTCCTGGAGGCCGGAGTCTTCTGTAGCGATAGCAATGTCAGACGCCAAAGCTTCCCAGCGGGAAAGCACTGAAGTTTCAGTGTCAGCAGTGGTAATAGCTGATTGATTCTTAGTAGTAGTAGAAGCTGTCATAGCAGGTTTAGTAAAAAAGTAACTTTTAGTGAAAGGGATTAGGCGAGCGCCTCGCTTGCTGCTTTTTGCAGGTCTGCGGTTGACTGAGCTATCTCTTTGGCAACAATTTGAATAACTTGGTCCCCTTTAGCGTTTTGACCGATATTCAGTTTTGCAGCATATTCAGGTGTCAGCTTTTCAAGAAGCTTTGGCCGCAGAGATTCCTTGACATCTTCAAATTCGGTAAGTTGAAGAATTGCCTTGAGCGTCTTAATGCCGTCAGAATTGATGCCGGCCTGTTCCATTTTGGCTAGCAAAACATCAACAAACTTTTTGGCTGTTTTGTCGGACTCAGAGACTTGCTCAAGATTAAGAGGCTTGTCTTCTACATTGCGCTGCTCTTTGTCATACAAGGCAAGGCCAAACTGGTTGCCAAAGGTCATCAGAGCCCGCTTCATCGCATCAGTCGCAGCCTCTTTGATTGCAGATTCATGCGCCTGGCCAGGGTCAACATCAATGCCGTGACCAGCACCAACGCCCTCCCTCTTGATTCCGTTTACAGTTATGCGTATGCTGGCGACATAAGATATGCCCCAGCCAGGCTTCTGGTCTCGTCCAATCTTGCGCTCACGCTCAGAAACGCATTTTAATTCAACAATTTCCTGATCCCAGGAATCAAAGCCAAAGATACGGTTGGCTTCGCTAATTGCGTACCAGCCTTCAATGTAGGAAAGGTTTCTGCCGCTTTGGTTTCTTGTTCTTACAGCTTGGCTGGAGAGGGGCTCTTGCAGTTCCTGGAGCTGCTTGGGATTAAAAGCTGACGGGTTCATAGCGACGGAGCACGGCTCCGAGTTGGTTTACGGCTGTCAGTCTATCATGTTGGCTGCCTTGCAGCAACCCCATGAGCACAAAAGGAGCCACCAACTTGAACAGGATTTTGCGGATCACCGCAAAGCTTTTGTTTGAGAAAGGCGAAGACGTACCAGCAGTGGCGAATCTGCTGCAAGGCTTCGTAAACCCTGGGATGGTGCGCGACTGGTACGAGCGGTACTGCGAAGTCAACGGCCTGCCAGGGTCCGTAAATAGCAAAAAAACGTATCGCCGGATGCCAATGCCCCCAATTGACTTCCAGGCCATTGAAATAAAAAAGCTAGAAGACATGCTTGAGCTGCCGCCAGGGGAAGACTTTGTTGAAAACCTTGAACCAGAGTGGTAAGCGGCGCTAGGCTTTCAAAGCCGGACAAAGGGCCAGGCCCCAGGTCCAGCAATAAAACCCATAGAGGCCCAGATCATGAATGGCGTGTCAAAAATGCCGGCAGATGTTAATGAACTTTTGAAAGATATGGCAAAGATACGTCATACAATTCTTGAAAATGCGCCGCAATGCCTACCGCTTCTTGCCCCGGCCTTTGTTGACGCCGAACAGCGGATTCACGCTATCTGGAGCCACTAACGGCTTAGCGGATGCTTTGTTTCGATTCTTAGCTTTAGTGCCTTGCTTTTCTTTGTTGATTAGCTGCATCTTGGCTCTTAAGCGCTCCGCGTCGTAGTCGGGCTGCCGCTGCTTCATCCTCTGCAAGGTCTCCTGATAGCCAGGGGCCTCAAGCTCAGGCAATCGTTTGAAAATGCTATTCCAGTCAGGTTGTGGCATCAGAAAGATTGCCTTTCAAAAATAACAGAACTTTGAAGATCTATGCAGCACTGGAGTGTACCGCACATTCCATGCCTGTTTTTAGCAACAGACAGTGCTAGCTCATACTCATCTTTTTCCTTGTCATAGTAGTTTGGCCTGAGAAGAAACATTACAATATCGGCGTCCTCTTCTATCCTGCCAGAAGCACGAAGATCTGACATATTCGGCATCTTATCACTTCTGTTCTCCACGCCCCTGTTGACCTGACTTAACAAGAAAATATCTATGCCAATGCTTGTGGCAAGCTTCTTCAGGGCTCTTGTAACATTGCCGATATTAGATGCCTCTGTATTTTGGGCATCCCCAGAGCAGCCTTCTATAAGTTGCAAGTAATCAATAAAGACAGTCGAAAGATTTTTCCTGGTCTTTGCAAGAAGTTTAATCTTAGCAGAAATAGTGCTAATCGCTTCAGACGTATCAAAAATATGCAACCTTTTGATCATCTGAGAATCGGAATAACTTTCAAGTCTTGCCCTCTGGGCGGACGTGTAACTTCTTAGCCTCAGGTTATGAGAGCGAATCGGATCAACAAGTTCCTTCTGATAGCTAAGATTCATGTAGTCGAAACAGGAAATGGATTTGTACTGAACTTGTTTCTTCGACATTTCCAGGCTAAAGAAGGCAACGTCACAATATGTATCAGCCAGCACGGTTGCAAGGTGAATTGCGAACGTGCTCTTACCCATGCCTGGCCTAGCAGCTACTACCAGCAGGCGGCCTGAATACGGCGAATTCCTTTTTGCAATTCCGCCCTGTATTGCTTCATCAAGTACAGCGAGACCCGTTGGAATTGTAATGTCCTTTGGCAAAGAAGAAAGGGCTTCTTCAATGGAAGAATTCCAGTCGTCATCTTTTTTGTCAATAGCGGAAGCGTTATACCATATCTCCTGCTGGTTCTCTATCAGAAAAGGGATGTCTTCTTCAAACACCTTTTGATCAGGAGTCCCAGCAAGGATTGAAATAATCTTCTCTGCATTGGCTTTGAGATTTGCTCTTGCAAGCTTTACCCTCCAAAGAGGAATAACAGAATACAAGGACTCAATGCTAAAGAACATTGATGGTGACTTTGCAACTCCTTCGACATGCTGAGATTCATCTTCATACCCCATCGACACGAGTAACTTTTCCGCCATCACAGCAATGCTTCCAGGCACTACCATAGAAGACTTAACTGAATCCAGCGCAATTTTCTTTATTATGTGAAATAAAGCTTTCTTGTGAGTTTCAGCAAGCCACTCTTGATCGATCTGAGTCACAAGCTCGCAAAGTTCAGCCGGAGAGCCTTGCTCACTTTCAAGATAAAAGATACAAGAAGAAAGAAAGGAATCTTCTATCTCACCTGTATCCCAGGTATCCATCTGAGATACGATTGCTGAAATCTTTTCGCTCATTTAATTTAAGGTGTAAACGATTGGTGACATTGCTGGTTTCCCCTGGCCTGATGTTTTAGTTGCTATGCCATTTTCTTTTGCAAGTTTTTCAATAGTATCTCTGTGACCAGCAAAGCCAAGTGATTGCCAATTTCTTTCAGAGACATATTCACAGTAAACTTCAAGAACTCCAGCATCCCTTGCATACTCAAGAGCACGCATGGTTGAACTTGTAAGCTCTGGCTTGAGCTTGTATCTCTTTTGTCTACTGCAAAGCCATTGCATCAAGTGCTTGCGACAAGGTTCTAGCCAGTCAGGTAGGTCCATCCTTGCTGGAGGCTGCTTTGGCTGCCTGGGGGGCAGGGGGGTTTCTATCTTGTTAATTGGTTCTTGTTCAATGGTTCTTGTTCGTTTGTCACTGTGACAGGGGGCCCTTGTCTCTCTGACAGGGGGGGCCTGTCCCTCTGACACGGGGGGCTGTCTCTGTGACATGGGGGCCGGCTCGGTCGGGCCCTTGCCGTCAGAGGGAAGGCCATCCCAAATCATCAAGCGGTATAGATTTGTTTTTTGACCAAAATCATCATATCTTGGGGTTTTTTCTATAAGGTTTTTCTCAACCAATGCCGAGATACATCTTATCACTGTGCTTTTACTTATTCCAGCGCAACTGGAAATGGTCTTCTGGCTTGGGAAAACTTCGTCTCCACGCCCGACTCCGCCAGCAAAATGCTGGAGAACCATCAAGACAGAAAGCTCTTGGCATGAAAGCCAGCCCGGCTGAAGTTTTTGTTTTTCAAAGATCCAGTTTGGTAAAGCTGTAAACGCTTGGCAACCTTTAAGACGCGCCATTCGTCCTTCTGCTGGTAGCTCAACCATCTTCCTTGCTGGAAATGCTATCCGCGTGCATTGCAATCCAAGACTCCAAAGCAGTTGTTACTTCGCCAGAAATAGTTCTGCGATGAGCAGCGGCTAGCCAACGCAGCTTCTGCCGCGTATCTTCTTCAATTCCAACAACAAGGCGGGGCAGTGGGGTTGGCATGAGGCCATCTGTGGTGAACGCATCAACAGTAGCACGCGGGGGCCAGCCAGGCAACACTTGGGCTCAAGCCGGGGTAAAGTGCTAGAGCCCCTCCGTCAAGCCCGCTACCAGCTCTTCGGCCTTCCTGGTCGGGGAATGGGAGCTGACTCGATCCTCAAAGCGCCTTCCTCGCCCTGCTGGAGGGCTCTGGTGAAGCGCCAGCAGGAGGAGTGGTTCGGTCTGCGGCGGAACCGGAGCGAATCGCCCCTTGCAGTTTCTTGACGCATAAGCTTGCAAGGCCTACAATCTTAAAGTTCTGCCACTTGCTAAGCATGATTCGAGCCATCAACAAACTTGAACAGTTCAGCTCCGGCGAGACTGTTTACGCCAGATTCCTTGGTAGCGAAACTTTTGTAGTAAAAGAAATCGCTAAGACCGACTCGTCATTCCCGCATTATTTATGCCAGTCCAAGGAAGGCATCCACTTAATTCCGATGATTCACCTGTCTAGAAGGGACTTGCTGCCTCTGGTGGGGGATGGGAACCGCCAGCAGCTCGAATTGCC